AAAGATATTACATTTCCAGCTTCGCTATTAACAGGCGCACTTGCAACATTTGGTTTGGAGGGGTCAAAAAAACGTAGTGAGAAAGACAGCAAAGTTGCAGAAAGCGAGGGTATGGTTCAGACTATAAGGGTAATAACACCTATCAAAATAGAAGGTGCTGAAGTAATCGACCCCAAATCTAAAAAATGAAAAAACTTCTTCCGTTTTTGTTTCTTGTATCAGCACCAGCTTATGCTGATATAACATCTCAAATCAGTTCTAGCGTAAAGTTAGAAGTTGCTGCTGCTGGAACTACTGCTGATCGTATTGGTAATTCATATTCCGTTTCTGGAACAGGAGTTAATACAACAGATGGAACAACTGCTGGCTCGGTAGGCGGTCTAGGAGCAGTTACTAACGGCATAAACGCTTACACACCAATTACAGCCAGCCAGCTTACAGATGGCGAAAGCTTTACATACACAGTTTCACATACAACTGGAGATACTATTGCAACATCTCTGACTGTTGGTGAGGTAAGCCCCTTTGGAGACTTAACAAGTACGAGTGGAGGCACCGCTACGAATTTAGCTGGTACTGTCGATAACCATGTAATTACCATAACAGCAGGGTCGGCTGGTACAACTGCAACAGGTTCTTATGTAACTTCTGTAACTGTTGACTAATGAGTTATGCAAAAACTCTTATTACTGTTATTTATATATGCCTTGCCAGCTAACGCAAATATCGTACCAAATTTTACCACCGGTACTATGTCTTCAACGACTAATACCCAATCTACAATTACAGAATCGGTTACTAGCAAAGACTATAAAACTGGCTATGAATATACAGTTACAGGTACAGGCATTTCTGCGTCAGGAGATATTTCTCCAGATGCGATTAATGTTACAGGAACAGTAGGAGGTCAAACATACACATGGAAAGGAGCAGATATGACAACAAAACCAGATTGGACTCTTACAAATCCAACATCAGGAGATGCCTTTCAATTTACAGAAACATATTCAGCACCCGGCCTTCAAAACGTCACAACCATAAATCGCACCATAGAAACGGAATCCGTAGTTACCACTACCTCTGTCTTTCAATAGCTTTTTTACCAGCAAGTGCTTTAGCTAATGCTGTTAGCCAAAGCAATAGCGGATCTGTTACTAATCAAAACTGGAATGTAAATAATGGTAGTTTTCATACGAACCAATATGGAGGTGGTGTTGTTTGCCAAGGTGCAATGATGACAATAACTCCTTTTACAACTTTTAACTCAAACTACAGAAAGCCATATCGAGATTATTATGAGACTCCTTATTACGATCAAACTGATATAGTAGGTGATTTTGATGATGATGGAAATCCTATAGGAGATGGAACTCCAGACAATCCGGGTAAAATTTTATTTATGCAACAAAATTATTCTGGAACAAATAAAGATAGCTATGCACTCGGTACAGGTATTACTCTAAATTTTTCTATACCTTTAGACAGAAAACTTACAAAGCAATGCAGAGAAGCAGCGCAAGTGCAAAATGATATAAACAAGCAAATATTGAAGAACAAAGAACTTGATTGGCATATGGCAAGGTTACGTCATTGTGGAGAAAAGGCGATTGCTGGTATCAGATTTAAAAAAGATAGCCCATATTACGATTTATGCTCTGATATAGAGATAGTGCCAAAAGCAAATCAAGTTTTGCCTCATAATCACAAAATTAACCTAAAACCATAAAAAAAGTCCCTTCAGAATCGTCTGTAAGGGGCTTGTAAAAAAGCTTGCTTATGTTTATACCTTCGGTTTTTTGTCTTTTTTCTTCTTTGTCAGTTTTGTCATTACTTGCTTAACAAGAGGTTTAACTAGCTGTAAAACAAGCGGTGCAGAAGCACCGACCAGAGCAAGACTAAAAACACCAACAAATTGATTAACAGAAGGGATGTATTGATCTTTGAAGGGTACGTCTTCATAGATAGTTATGCACTCTGTCCCATCTAAACGATGAGATACTACGATTTCAAGCTTTTTAGAATTTCTGTAATCTCCTACTCGCTGGTCTTTTGACCCCGGACATTCTGGTATAACTATTTTTTTCTTTTCTTTTGGTAACTCTGGATTACTTGTAGGTGCTTGTATTGTTTCGTTTGCTTGTTGTCTTTTCTCTTGCTCTTTTGATTCAACAATGTCTATTCTTCTTCTGTCATACAATAAAGGTTCAAAAGTTGGCATTGACCCATAAGGGCAAGAAATCATTGTTCCTGTAGGATCATCATTATATAAAGCAGTATTTTTAGGTGACGCATCTCTGTGATACCTTACGCAACCCGGCAGTTTTATAGATGGTGGAGGTACATTTAAAACTTGATATGGAATGTGTAATGGAATATCTATTTTTATTTCTGGTATAGAAATATTAGGTATTTCAGTCGTAGGCATTTCTTGGTAGATACACTTCTACTAAGCTAAAACATTTTGGGCAAGATAAATTTGTGACCATAGAATACTGCGTGTCTTCTTCCAAGTCTTTATCGCCACCCCAAATCAATTCTGACTTACAATGCCAACAATTCATTTTTTAAAAGGTAAAGGTAATGATTTACCAGTTGTACTTGGTAGCGAGTTTTCTAATATGTCAGGCATAAGTCCTTGCACATTTTCAAGAACCTGATTCATCATTTTTGCCTTAAATTGTTCTGACGTTACATACTTGTATGTAAAGAATCCACCGCCTAAGATGCCTAGCACTAGAACTGTAGATAAGATGGAAAGATAATTACAAATTTTTTGGAACATTTTTATGTGGAAAGAAGCGTTTACTAAAGCTTTAGCACCTATTTCTCTGATGGTGCTTTTTCTGATTGTTGGTTTAGCTCCGTTGTACCTGATTGCTGGGTTAATGACTCGTTCTTTTTCAACAACATCTCACCAAACTGAATACCGCCCTCAACCATTGAAATAAATCTAGTTTCTTGTTGAACAACAATTTCAGCTTGTTCTAGTCTTTCTTTGTGAGCTTTTAGTTCTTCTTTCCACTCAAGAATTTGTTTTTCAGTAATGCTTTGCATAGTTTTTCTTAAACTATAGCCCAAACTGCTCCAGATGGCACAGTAATAGTAACACCACTCGCAACTGTAGGAGCAACAGCAATAGCATTGTAGCCAGAAGTTAATGTCTGAGAAGTGCCTATCTCTTGTTTCATTTCAACGATTCCATTACTACCTGAGATTCTTGGTGCGGTAATAGCTCCAGTAAAAGTACCACCACCAGCTATATCTGAGAATGATGCAGATGTGATATACCCTGCTCCATTTGTTAATTGATTATTATTGGTAACATTAGTCGCACTAGCTGCAATGCCATTTAGTTTTGAAAGTAATGCGTCTGTAAATGCATTTGTATTACTATTTGATTCGTATGCAGTTTTAATTTCTGAGGCACTTTGGTCTGCTGTGGCTCCATCTTCTACGTTTATCATGGTACGCAGATTAGCTGGAGTAATTTCTTCTATAGCACCAGCACCACTAGAATCTCTACCTAAAATTCTGTTTGTAGCTGATACATTTTGAATTTTTGCATAAGTTACTGCATCATCTTGAATTTTAGCTGTGCTAACTGCATTACTTTGAATCGCTGAATCATAAACTGCATTACTAGCAATTTTTGCAGCAGTAACCGCAGTATCAGCAATCTTAGCTGTAGTAACTGCATCATCGTTTATTTTCGCTGTTATTACTGCTCCACTAGCTAGTTGATTTTGCCCTACTGCTCCATTTGCAATGTCACCTTGCGTCACAGATGTTAAATACCCTGCTCCGTTTGTAATCGCATTATTATTAAGAGATATATTTGCAGATCCATCAAAAGAAACACCAGCTATAGTTCTAGCCGTTGCAAGTGTAGCTGCTGTGGAAGCTGCAATACCGAGAGCATCTATATCTGATTTTGTCTGGTCTGCAGTAGCTCCTGACTCAATACCATCGAGTTTTGATCCATCTGTAGCTACATCTCTGCCATCTACTGTTCCTGATACTGCAATATTTCCTGTTACAGTAACACCACCATTTTCGGTATTAATCTTTTTATTGCCGTTGTAATAGAGTTCTACTTGTGCATTTTCAACACCTTTTATTAATACTTCAGAATTATCACGAGAATGTACTTTAAATATTCTTGTTCTTAATTGTAATTCTCCAACGCTTGTAGGGTTGTGCTGGATAACTGAAGAATTAGAATCGTGATAGATTTCTAGATCATCATCATTTCCAAGTAATATCTTTTCACCATCTTCCATATCAATGGTTGAAGGTGCGATTGTCTGATCTGCTATTAAAGCTACAATCTCACTTGCAGTTTGATCTGCTGTTGCGTTGCTTTCTATTCCGTCTAACTTTGTACCATCAGTAGCCACATCTCTGCCATCAACAGTTCCTGATACGGATATATCGCCTGTTACGTCTAATCCTGAGTTTGCGTCAAGATTTACATTTATATCAACAGCACTACTTGTTATCGTTAGTCTGTTAGTTCCGTTAGTAACATCTCTAAATCTCAACGTGCCATTGGCATTTCCTATTTGATAATCAGGATTATTGTTATTATCAGTAAGAGTTAGGCTTGGACTTGAATTATTAATTATAAGATTTCCTGTCATTGTATCATTGGCATCTGACCTGACAAAACTTGCAGAACTTAAACCATCTAGTGTGTCAGCGTCTAGCCCTGACCCTGCACCATCTACAGTTTTAATAAGTGTAAGTATCTCGCTTGCAGTTTGATCTGCTGTTGCTCCTGACTCTATTCCATCTAATTTAGAACCATCTACAGACAAGTCTCTGCCATCTACTGTTTGGCTGCCAGAAAAAGTAATGTTACCTGTAAACTGACCACCAGCTAAAGGCATTTTTGTTGCCAAGCTATTTGTAACTGTTGTACTGAACGCAGCATCGTCATTCATAGCTGCTGCAAGCTCATTGAGTGTATCCAATGCAGCAGGTGCGCCATTGATTAAATTGCTGATCGCTGTATCTGTGTAGGCTGTTGTCGCAACCTTTGTAGAATTATCCCCTGCTGATTGGGTCGTTGCTGTTACTCCGTTGGTCAATACACCAGAGCTAGAAGTTAATCCGCCAAATAGCGTGTCTCTAGTTGCTACGTCTACACCATCTACTGTTCCAGTGACAGTAATATTGCCTATGACATCAATTCCAGCAGCAAAATCTACATTTCCAGCTATATCAATATGACCATCTGTATTTATTTTGAACCTGTTAGCACTATTAGTTGCATCAGTAATACTAAATCGACCATCATTTACGCTTATGCTATAGTCTGGATTATCGTCAGAATCAGTAAATTCTATTTTTGGAACAGTATTACCTTCAATTTTTAGTCTAGCAACAGTTGTAACACCACTATCTAGAGTTCCAGTTGTAACTATATTCTGCGATCCAAAGTTGGGAGATATTTTTGTACCAGCTATCGCTGCACTTGCATCTATCTGTGCGTTAACAAGTCCGCTACTGTTAAATAAGGTTTTTATATCACTCGCTGTCTGATCTGCGGTGGCTCCACTCTCTATTCCATCAAGTTTTGAGCCATCAGTTGCTACATCACGACCATCAACTGTACCTGATACTGTGATATTTCCTGTTACATCAACACCAGCACCACAATCTAAATTACCAGTTATCTCGGTGTGTCCATCAGAATATATTTTTAACCTGCCACCATTATTGGTTTCGTCATAAATTTTAAAAATACCATTATCATTTCTTATAGAAAAATCATCATCACTATTAGTGTCAGTAAGAAATATTTTTGGTGCCGTGTTTGTTATTGTTAAATTATCAGACATAGTAGTAGCACCAGCTACCTCTAGTCCTGTTGCGTTTATTAATTTTAAAGTTGTGCTTGTAAATCTTGCAGCAATATTATTTGAACCAGCCCTTTGAAGCATAAATTCAAGGATTCCATCTTCAGTTCCAGAACTAGCATCATCAATCTTACCTGTAATCTTTGCATATACTTCCTTACTACCATCATCACTTTCCCCAGTAAATTTTAATTGACCAATATAATCTGCATCTGCTGGCGAAGAGCTATTTCGATAAAGTTCAAATTCTGGTGCAGCAGAACTACCAGAATCAGTTGATGCAAGTGTTAGATTGCCTGTTCCTGTAATATCTCCTGTTACGTCAATACCATCACTAAAATCACAATTACCTGTAAATGTTTGAACACCAGCAGCACTTACGGAATAAAAACTAACAGATCTGTCTAAATCTCTTATTTCAAATGTTCCATCTGCGTTCATTACCTGATAATCACTTTCAGAATTTACGTCATTAAGTTGAATACGAGGTGTAGGTGCATTTAATATCAAGTTTGATCCAGTATCAAACTCCATAAATGAACTAGAATTTGTACTGACTTTAAAAGTTCCAGTTGAAGTTACATTCTGCGATCCAAAATTAGGACTAATTTTTGTACCTGCAATAGCAGCACTAGCGTTTATATCAGCATTTACGATAGTTCCGTCAGCTATCTTGGCCGAAGTTACGACCCCATTATCAATAGTAAATGTATCGCCACCATTGCTGACAGTAATATCTCCCTTGTCTCCATCTTCTAGGCCAGTGCCACTTCCAGATATTTCAGCTACAGATCCGTTGTCCTTCTTTGTAAATAACTTACCAGAGTCAGTTCTGATAGCTATTTCGCCAACAATTAAATCACTTGCACTTGGATCGCTACCGCTTCCTGTCTTAAGTTTAATTGTATTTGCCATTGGTTCACCTCCTTATGGTTTGATTTTAGTAGGTACCCCCATTAATGTCGAACCCAGAAGTAGAACCATCTTCTAAAAATGTAACCAAATCAGACAAAGCAACTTGTTTCATTGTTCCGTTGTCATTCATAACCATACGATCTGCTAAAGCAAGTGTTGTTGATGTAGCTGAAGTTCCACCATCAATAATATTCAACTCAGTAGTAGTTACAGTTGCACCATCTAGAATTGCAACTTCAGCAGATGTTAATAAAGCTAATGCAGCAGCAGCACCAGATTGACAACCAGACAAAGAAGTAAGGTCAGCATCTAAAGGCTGTTTTGCGTTTAACTGAGTCTGAATATTAGAAGTAACACCATCTGTGAAGTTTAATTCAGTAGTTGTAGCAGTAACTCCGTCTAATTTATTTATTTCAGCAGTAGTGGCTGTTACGCCATCCATTATGTTTAACTCTGAAGTCGTTGCTGTAACTCCATCCAAAATATTTATTTCAGCAGTTGTTACAGTTGCACCATCTAGCTTGTTTAATTCTGCTGTGGTTGTTGTTAAACCATCTAAAATTGCAACTTCAGTTCCAGTAAGATCAGCAAGTGCTGAAGCTGTACCACTAGACATGGTTGCAAGTTCTGTTAATTCAGCATCTAAAGGCTGTTTATTATCTAACTGAGTTTGAACACTTGATGTTGCATCTAACCTGTTTAACTGTGCTGTGGTTACTGTAGCTCCATCTAATATCTGAACCTCTGTATTTGTTAAATCTGCTAAAGCACTAGCAGTATTTTGGTTCATAGTTGCGAGTTCTGTGAGCTTGTCTGAATGTGGCTCAACGTCTGTGCCAATTACTAGACCGAGATTTGTTCTTGCACCTGACGCACTCGCACTTCCTGTACCGCCATCTCCAACAGCTAATGTTCCTGTTATAGAACTAGCAGAAAGATTAACAGCAATTTCAGTAGATTCAATAGTAAGTCCACCATTAGCTTTTAGGTCAACAGATAATGTGTTCCCAGATTTATCAAGTCCATCTCCAGCTATGACCTGACCAGCACCAGAGAATTGTACAAAAGTAAGGTTATTCGTTCCAACAACAGCAGATCCCTTATCTGAAGAACAGACAAAGGCATTATCTCCGTTAACAGTTCCACTCTCAACAAAGGTGAAAGCACCTGACGCATCAGCACCAGAAGCTAAATCATCAACCCTTGCTGGGGAAGATCCGACTTTATAAATACCATTCTCCGAAGCTGTGTTTTGGTTTTTAACCAACACTCGATCATTTGTTGAAAGAGTAACTCCATCTAATGTGTCTCCATTATTTAGAGCCGTTGCAATAGTAATATTTGCTGTTGTTGCTGCTTGGCATGATTCTTTTATATCAAGTCCTTGTGCAACGCCATCTACATAACCTTTATTTGCAGCATCAGCATCAGCAGTTGGGTCGGCTAAGTTTGTTATCTTTTGGCTTGCAAAACTAACCGCACCATTTGGAGCAGTCATTTCATTTAATCTATTTGTTCTAACTCCTGTATCGAAATCGCTGACCTTGGTATGTGTAATTGAAGGAATATCTCCAGCAACGAGTGACCGGAACGTAGGTGCAGCAGCAGATCCAGAGGTCGGGCCGGCGAGTATGGCGTTTGCACTTCTTGTATCTGTTTTATTAAAAAATGCACCAGAACCACCAATAGTAATTATTGAACTTGCAGAAGGAGGAGTAGCACCATCATCACCAAAACCATAATATAGTTTCAGATCATTTTCGTTAAACGCTAATTCTGAAGGAGATAAACTTGAGGGCGCACCAGCCGACCCAGTTGATGCTCTCTTTTTAATTCTTATAGTGTTAGACATGGCCTAAAAGTTTCCTCCATTAACGAGTGTTAGTTTGGTAGTAGTTTGATCTGCTTTTAATGTACCACTTGATGCTTGGTAGTACACTATAGAATTGTCAACTGCGTCAGTTACATCTACAGCAGTACTAGCTCCTTGTGGGCCGGCGGTTGCTATAGTAACAACTGTTGCATCACCTTCGTTAACTGTAACAGTATTTTTTAGTTCAGTAACATTTACAGAAGTCATGTTGTGTAACCTTCACTTACATTTATATTACCTTCTAAATAATACTCTTTTAATCCGCTTGCATCTGTAAGCAATACATCATAATACAAAACTGAATCTGTGATAAAACTAGCAGTTTGAACATCTGTCAAAGCTATATCAACAGTTCCAGTTGTTCTGTTTGTGTATGTCACATTAAAATCTGCAAATTTGACTTTCCTATCTTTATCCCATACTTGAGCAGCAACAGTATATCCACTTAAATTTATTGCACTATTAGTACTATCTTTAAACACAAGCTGAATACTATGATCTGCTCTTCTTTGAACAGTCATATTGTATGTACCCGGTGTTATTGCCATTAATCAGCATCCTCTGGAGTATTACCTGCTGCAACCCATTTTAAATATGCAGCATAATCATTATTTAAAGGATCAGGAGGTATGTAAGCACCTGTCTCTTTGTTGATTATATAGACAGAAACTATGTTTCCGTCATAATCTTTGTTTTCAAGTTTTTTATAGCTCATAGTTAAAGCTCCGCATTAACAAAAAAAGTAGCTCTGCAAAACGCATTTCCAGATCCAGTTCGATAACCAGTATCATCGGGCGTTCCAGAGCCGGGTGCAAGTCTAAAAAATACACCATCTAAGTTAACTGTTAAGGTTTGCGCCCCCATATTTAATTCATTATTACGAACACCGGGAATTTCAAATCTAAAATGATTTATAGAGCCATTTGACCCAACAAATGTAATAGATGGATTGACTCGCATTGATCCGTTAGGGAAAAAAGTATGTGTGTCGTAAAAGTTAGCTCTTTTATTAGAGCTTAATGTACCTTCTGGCGTGTTCCATGATTGAGGTGCTTCTTGATTAGGTTGACCATATTGCCTTGTTTTTTGATAATAACGACAACATCTCTTAAATTCATCAGCCCAAGGTTTGTGTTCAAATGTAGTAGCAATAGAACCAACTTCAAGCTGTACTCCTGTTATTGACCAATAATTATCTGTACTTGCAAGTACATTCTGCCCATTTGTTGTTCCCATGTGTTCATCAGCTTGCCAAGTCGTTGCAGTACTTGTTAAATAAGTGGAACCTATCGCTAAAGCCCAATTCAGTCTCATTCCCATTTGATTGTCTTTGTGCCATGTTCCAGTAGTATCGCCAGCAAAAGTTATTGTTTTTCTTTCCCAAGTATTTGCTGAATTTATAGTGTAATCGAAAGCATAACTTCTATCTTGATTTCCATTTATAATTGCTCCTGTGAATGTACCAGTAAGATTACTCTTAACGTACCAGCTTAAAGTTAAAGTTTTTGCTCCTGTTGTCCCAAAACCAGTTCTAATAATATCGTTACCTTCAATACTTCCTTGAATAAGATTGTAATGATTTGCAGTGGGAGTTCCTGATGATTCTACGTCTACTCTTAAAGCATAATAAAAACCATCAGGAGCATCTGTAGATTGTGTTTGTTTTAAGTTACCAGTATTATTTCTCAACACAAACATATCAACCCCATAAAAATCGCCAGCACCAGCATTTGTAGTTTTTGCCCTGCCAGTTTCAAAACTAAGTTTTTGTGAAACCTCCATTGCTCCGTTTATCATCATATTTCTATGTGTTAACTGACCTCCACTTATAGCTGTAAGGTTTGCATCACAGGTTCCATCACTATTATTAATAGTGATAGCAGCAGTACTAGCTCCTACACCTTTAACTGAATTTACTTTAATTTCTGACATTAGTAAGCCTCCGACATTATAGTTATATCATTTCCATCAATAGCTTCCCATTCCAAATATGCTTGATAGTCAACATTATCTGGATCAGGGGGAATACAAAATTCCTTACCATTGTCATCTGTTAACTTTATCGTATGTTTTTCTGAGCTAGTCCATTCGTACTTCATAATAAAACCTCCTATAATTCAGCACTAAGTTGAACATCGTTACATAACTGCTGTCCGTCAGTACCACCTGCTGTAGCGATACCAACAGCAGTAAAAAATAATCCACGTTTACTTACTCTTTCATACAATACTGAACTCATATTTTGTGAATGAACAGCAGTTTTAGTTGTAGCTGTAGGATTAGCCCTCATCTCAACAAAATAATTCATGTTATTTCCAGTCCTAGCAGCATTATTTGATCTATAGTCGTTTCTTGTAGCACCTCTAACTATTTGATAATATCTTTGACACTCTGCTAAATCTTGTCCCATAAGTCTGTGTTCAAAATTAGTAGCAACTTCTCCCACTTCCCATTGAATACCTGTAATATAAAATTCATTACTTGTTGAATCAGCCAAGTTAACATTATGTCCTACTGCTGCATTTGCATTAACTGAACTTTGCCAAGAAGTTGCTGCGGTGCCAGAAGTCCGATCAGTTCCAACGACAAGCCACCAAATAATATTCATTGAATGACCATTATTATTATCTATAGCACCAGAAGTATCACCAGCAAAAGTAATAGTTTTTCTTTCCCAAGTGTTTGCTGAATTAATAGTATAAGTTGCACCAATCTGTCTGCTGTTGTCATTGTCAGTAAGCAATACAGCTAAAGTGCCAGTTTTGTTTGATTTAACATAAAAACTTAAAGTGGTTTTTACAGCGTCAGAAGTTCCTTTGTTTAAGCGTTGTAAGTTAAATCCTTCAAATCTTTGCGATATGTAATTAAAATCACTAGCTGCTGGACTTGCATCAGCAGTTGTGCAATCCCATTTTAAAGAATGACCAAAACCTGCTGGTGCATCTGTTGATTGTGAAACTGTCCATGTCCCTGCACCATTAATACGACAAAACATTCTATCTACAGCTTGAACTTCATTCGAGCTACTTAAACTGGAAACAGAAGTTGCTCGTTGAGCTATTCGCATTTCTCCGTTAATAATAATATTTCTATTGGCAAATTGACTGCCATTAATACCTGTAACTGATTGCAAATTATCATTCGAGTCTTTTGTTGTTATTACTCCGTCAACATCAGTACTTGGTAGTTTTACTGTTCTGTCTGATGATGGGTTTGTATCTGGTGCTGATATTGAAACAGCATTACCACCAGAATGTTTTAACTTTATTGAACTCATGCAGCCTCCAATGCAGCAACTTTAGTTTCTAATGTTTCTATTTTACCTACTGCCTCTTGTAAAGCAGCAGTAAGTAAAGGAACAAGTTTAGATTGATCTATTCCTTGAGGCATGATGTTGTTATCAGAATCAACTTTATCTTTTGTTCCTGATATAGCCTCTGGAACTGCTGTTACTTCATGCGCAAAAAATCCATCAACTGTTGTAGTTGGATCAGCTTTAAAATTAAATCTATATGGTTTAAGTGTTTTTAATCTAGTTATACCATCAGATATTGCAACAGCATTTTCTTTAAGCCTGTAATCAGAAGATGTGAGAAAAGAGGTACCACTGCCACTCATTTGTATTTGTCCAACGACTCCATTACTGTTAACAAAACCAATCGCACAGACAGTACTAGATGTAAAAGCAGAACCAGTTAAATTTTTGCCTCTTATTGTCATACCATTTCTATTAGCCTGTTTAGCGTCTAATTGTAGTATTCCTCTACCAATAAAACCATCTGCATATACTGCTGTACTGTCTATTAATAAAACTCCATTTTCTTGAATCCTCATTCTTTCAGAACCTTGAGCTGTAAATTCTAAACGAGCTGTAGATGAACCACCGCTATTTTTTATAAAAGAGAGTCCACCAGAGGCGTTTCTTAAAACACATTCAAAATGATCGTTAGCATCCCTAAAAAATCCGCTATCATTTGAACCTCCTGAATTTTTTACTCTCATTTGCCAACCAGCACTACCACCAGCAGATTGCACATCAAGAGTAACCCCAGCATCACAGCCAATACCAACCTGACCAGAACTGTTTACGTTTATTCTTCTAGTTCCGCCTGTATTTATATTGACAATATCAGATCCAAATGAAATTCCGGTATTGCTGTCTGTCCCGGTTAAAACTGGTGCTGAAACTGAACCATCAAGTCCAGAAATACCAGTTGTTCCGTTAATGTTTAAAGCCATGTCTATAGGATAACAAGGATTGCGCCACTTGGCACAGTTATAGTTACACCAGAATTTATAGTTGGTGAGACTGTGTGGGCGTGTTTGTTTGCGGAGATTTGATAGTTTTGAGTGACGTTCTGATCTGATTCAAACACCCATTGATCGTTTCCGCCACCTGTTGCGCCTGCACCTCCAGCAACGGCTGTGAAAATAGTACCATTATATATCTCAGCTTCAGTAGTGGTTGAATTAAATCTTATATCTCCAGCAGCAGGGCTACTCGGCCTTTGTGCTGTTGTGCCAACTGGAAGTCTTAAAGCAGAAGTATAGTTGTGAACAACACTACCAGTAAATGTAGCTCCACTTAGAGTTGCAAGTCCTAGATTTGGCTGCGTAATATTTCCAATAGTTGTAAAAGTCCCTGACCCAGAGTTAACAGCAGTACATATCTTTAACTCATTAGTTGCTGTATTTATATGAGGTTGAAATGCAGCTACGTTTTCTGCACCAGATGGATCTCCACTAGCAGAGTTAAGTGTTCTTAATGCTTGAAAAATATCTTTCATGGCAGTGCGAACTTCCGCACCAGTACCATTATCGGGATGGAAATTATTTCCTGTTTCTTTACCTGTGCTAACTACTCTAGTCATCTAACAAGAAATGTTTTTCCCATTGTACTATCCTTTGCCAAATCCGACAGCTTGGAATGTAAATTGTTTTCCATTGATAGGATTACCTCCACTATCTTTAAACACAATGGTAAAACCTGTACCTGTTATGTTTGATAATTGGAAAAATTCTCCAGCATCTAAATTTAATGCAGTAATACCTATAGCAGGGGGATTGCTATTTGCACCTGCATCAAGTCCAGCAGCACCAGTAAAGAAAGTATTAGTAAAAGTGAAACTTGTAGATCCGTTAGCTGTTTTTACATTGCTTTGTTCAGTTCTTCTTAGAAGTGTTGCAGTAAAACCAAGTTCAGTAATTTTTATATTTTGCGCTGGATCATCTGTTGTTAATAGTGACTTAAATTTAAAAGCTCTACCTTTATATGTTCCGTTGGCAAAAGTATTAAACGGCTTATTAGTAAAATCTGAATCTGCATAACTTGAACCACTAGGAGCAGTAGACGTTTGAGCAACAAGTATTTTTGCGTTTACATCTGTAGCTTCTGCTCCGTCAAAATCTGTCCAAGTGTCAATTAATTCTGTTCTTTGGTCAAATAAAGTACCGATATAAAAACCTTCTGTCAAAAAATGACGTTTTAGATCCAAGCTGAACACACCACCCAAATCAACAATATTATCAAATTCATATTCTCCTTTCATATTGCGTTTTACTACGACATTTCCTGATGCTGTTTGTCCTACACTTGCTGTAACAGTAAAAACATTTGTATTAGTAACAGAAGCGACAGCAAAGTCACCATCAACTGCGTTTCCAGTTGTGTAATCTATCTCAACGACTTGTCCTTGAGTAAGCCCATGAGAAGCAATAGTTATGGTAACTGTTGTTCCTGATTGTGCGTAAGTTCCAACTAACCTTGCTGGATTTGTGAGCATCAAAGAGTTGCTTGCATTATCAAAATTAATATTAGTTTTATCTCCTTGGAATTTAGGATTATCGTTATCTTCTCTCCTAGTTAAAGCTAATAGCTCTGATCTATTGTCAGGTAAATCTAAAACAATACTTGATTCCCCTTTACTAAACCTTCCACCATCATCTTGAAATTTTAAAATGTATTCTCCTTCTAAAAAAGGAACAACAGCCTGTGTAGAGTTTCCCGGCAAAGCATCTACTAAATCAACTGCATTGGCAAAAGTTCCTGTACCATCTGTCTTTGTAGAATGTCTTACATAAACAAAACCACCATGAGTAACATCAATATCAGTAGATAAATTCCATCTAAGCCTAATTAATTTATCTGAGAAAGGCTCCATATCTAAGCCTGATACGTCTTCTGGAACAGCAGTTTTACCAACAGCATTGAAAGTTATATCAGTAGAAGTAGAACTTAATTGTAATGATGCGTTAAAACTAAATACTGAGATTTCATAAGTTCCAATAGCAGTATTAAATATTTCAAAGTCTGGTGATGATACTGATGTAGATACAAAATTTCCTTTGTTGTATCTGTAGTTGACTTGATATTGAGTAACTCCAGCTACAGGCTGCCAACTGATAATTAATTTTGAAACTGCTGCATTATTTATAACAACAAGTTTTTCTTCTGCTGTTAAAGCATTAGGAGGTGGTTTTGGTAAGTTAAGAATAGATACAGTTCTTTCTGGTAAAACAAAATCATCATTTTCAATAAATTGATATTTTTCTGGGATATAAGATAAAGCCGTGATTGCATAATTTATGTCATCTTGTTCTTCTACACTTATAACTCTAAATTTTTGAGGTAAAACAACATCGTTTTCCAATAACCAAACACTATTTACATTTGGAGTTGCACTAAATCCACTTTTAAGAAAAATTACATTATTTGAGATACTTAAGACTTCTTTTCGTTCTACTGATCCATTTGGCATTATTACCGAAAGAAAAGGATTATTTGTACCTGCAAGATCAGTTGCATCTGAATCATCGTCAACTGTAATTTGTGTTTGGCTTGCTGCTTTTATTCTTCCTCCTCTTCTCACGCCAGACCTAACAGGATCAGCTATATCTATGACAGCACCCGGTCTTACAATAGCTCCAGAATCTATTGAAGTTGTAAAAGATACTAACTCGGATTCATTTTGCTCTGCAAATAATATTGCCTTTCCAAGTCTTGCAGCTTGTCCTCTTGAGGTACAACCAAATGCTTTTACATTTTTTGTAATAATGCCAAACTTTGCTTGTGCTGCACTATCTTCTACAAACTCAAAATCAACTTCTTTGCTGTCCATATTAAAATATGAAACGGCAATAGCTGTATGTCTTTGTTTTAAACTTGTACCAGTATAGTTAAACCCATCAGAAGTTATATTTGACAAATTAAACAGATAACTAGAATCTTTAGGACTATCTTGAGTAAGTGTTATAGAACCTGCTGACCATATTGGCATACATCTCATTACGCCAGCTATCTCATTTATTAAATTAAAAGCTGAACTTGATGATTGTATATTTGCATTACAAGCAAATCTAGCTTCTTGCCCTCCAAATCCATCTTTTACAAGTTCATTTGCAAATTTACTAGCAGTCACAAAAGAAAATAAATCCAAGTTTTCATATAGATCAGCATCGCTTGGGCTACTAGGATTAAAATTAGGAGATATATGAACGCCAAATCCGTACCTTTGGTCTGTTAAAAGGTCGAGCAAGATACATGAAGGGCAAGTTGTCCATACTGCACTACCCATAACACCATTAAATATATAGCCATTTGGATAAACAATTCTGCCAGTATTACTATCTATAGTTGGCGTTCCAGAATTATTAGCACCTGCGCCGGGGATTCTTACTTTTATACCTCTTACTTTAAATTTTCTAGATGGTATGGATGAGAACTGCATAGAATCCAGACGTAGTGACGCATATGCACTATCTGGATAACTGTTAGCGTCATCAATTATTTCTGAAAAACTTGTCCATTGGAAAGCGTTTATAAGGGTTGAACTTGTACTGTCTGGGGAGACTCGTTTTACTCTTAAATCAACAGGAAATGCGCCATTTAAGACTATGCTGTAATCTTTTTGATAAGCATCAGCAGTTCTACCTCTTATAGTGTCATCAACTCTTTGTTGATAGCCACCATTATTAAATTGCACAAATATTTGTAATCGCACTTCTGAACCAAAAATATCGCCCTTATCACTAACCTCTTGCATTTGTGGAATTGTTATCGTCACTCTAGCTCTATCAGGATTTGCATTTGGTGCTTTATCTGCAATCCTTCTTGTTACTTCACCAGTTATGCCAGATTCAACAGTAACTCCTACTGCAGTTGTTGATGAGCTACTTTCAATTCCATGTACTTTTGATTGATTTGAAGTTCCATATCTTGCATCAAACCTTACATCTCTGAAGTTAAAATCAGTAGTTATAGGGCTATGTGAATTTGCGTTAGCTTTTAATATAGGTGTATCGTTTAAAAAAATATCTTTTTTAGCAGCATTATTGTACACACCACTTCCTCTAGAATGACCTTCTCTTGAGGCGGTAGCAAAACCTTCTATTTCACCCTCAGAAATAAGATCAAGGAAAGTTCCAAACTGTCTACTATGTAGTGTGTCAGGAGTTCTAGTCGGTTGTGGTGGAGGTGGTGGGCTTCTTCTACCGCCAGAACCTCTAATAGTCTTGGGCTTTGTCATGCTTGTACCTGCTCAGTATCTATAGCTCCAGAAATAACGATAGATCCAGTAACAATTTCCCCATATACAAGTGGAACAGGAGTTCCAGCCCTCCCTGTATTTTGAGTTCCTCCAAAATTATAAGAAAGTTTAGGGTCTTCTTCGGAAGCAAATTCTGGTATTGGAGGCATCGGGAAAAGTAGATCACTTACTCCGCTTAAAACTAAACCAGCACCTACTGCAAAAGCAGCTTTAGCACCAAACGCAGCAGCACCAAAACCAATACCATTAGCACCAAAAGAAACGGCTTGCCCTGCAAAGGCACCAAAAGCACCCATTCCAACTGCTATTAATGCTCCTCCTAGTAAGATCCTACCAACGCTTCCAGATCCACTTATAACAGGAACTATATGTATATCTTCCTGTCCTATTGGATAATAAATTTCATCTTCATTTATGGCATAATTACCAACTTTTACTTGATAATATTTAGGGTTCATATATTGTTCTATTTGAGGGAAATTATTTACTAAAAAACTTATTGCTTTTGGAATATTACTTGCCTCAATCTCAAAATCTTTATGACCTACAAACTCTGCAAGTTCTCCATATAATTTTAATTTACGCAACATAACGATACCTAGCTCCTGTGCATTTTAGTAGCCATTGAGAATAAGGCTCTCTACAAGATAGTCTATCGGTTAAATGATGTAAAACATCCCCATTTAAAAAAATAGCTACATGATTTAAACCTGATGAACCTATAGACATTAAAATTGCATCACCATCTTCTAATCTTTCTTCTGGTCTTAATTCTCTAAAACCAGTTCTCCAAGCACAACTTTGAAATAACGGATTAAGGATAAATTCTTCTGGAGTTGTAGGTCTTTCCCAATCTCTCAATTCAATACCTTTCTCCTCTTTATACCAATCTCTTACTAAACTCCAACAATCTGTTATACCCCAAACCCAAGGTCTTCCTAATAGTTTAGGTTTATAACCACAAGGCTCTAAATATGCCCATTGTTCTGTTTTAGGATTAACAATGTGCCAAGGCAAGTTACTTTGTTCGCAACTAATTTTATCAGCATCGCTAGGTGTTGGTGGTGTGACAGGATGGCTATGAATAACAGCAGTTATCTCACCTGTATTATCAGCCTTAATATAATCTTCTGGATCAATTATAAAACATTGATGCTCTGTCATTGAGAGATTGCGACAAGGAAAATATCTCTCTTTACCTTTTACATTTAACAAAAGACCACAAGATTCTTTAGGATCTTGGTCTTTCGCATGAAGAAGTGCGTCTTCTTTCCAAGTCATGCCACAAATGTACCAATAGAAGGAAAATCTCTTCTTGTGCATTGTCTTTGTGGCGCACGAACTCCAATTAAATCAAAAACTGCTGCTAACTCAAATTCAACAACATTTCTATTTTCTGCTGATTTTCGATCTATTTTATATATCTCTCTTGGAAACTCTGCTGTAGGATCTGGAGTCCCTAAAGGATTAACCCCTCCAGCAAAATTAACCGCATCAATATAACGTGCTAAAGTTCTTATTCTTGTTACTGTAGCTGCTGATAAATCATTACCTGCCGTCACTTTGTTAACATTCAATAAAATAGCTGTAATTGTACCAAGAGCATTACTAACTGATAACTTAGGTCTTGGAAGCTGTCCTCTTTTATAAGCAAAACCAGTTGCTTGGATTGGCATCTTTATATACTGATCTCCAGCCCATATAATATCGCCATTATTATTCAAGTTTGTACCATTGTGAAATCTATATATTTGGTCAGAACCATGAAGTGCTAAATCTGTTTTTAAAGTAAATAATTCAATAATTGCAGAAGGATTAGGTTTTTGTAAATCTGTAACAATAGGTGCTGTACTCATGGCTCAAACACCTCTCTAAAAGTTGCATTAATAGTAGCTAAATTAGAATAATTCATACTTTTTGACCATGACTCACAAACAAAATTCATTTCAGCACTTTCATTAGGTGGAGTGTATGTAAAGCTTGCATGGTCGTTTGCTCTTGCATCTAAGAAAGTCTCTATCGTATCTGATTCTGTTTCTGTTATATTTTTCCAAATAAATTTAAAAGTTTTAGGATTTTGGTTTTGCGCTAATCCTAGAAATATTCTGTGTTCATATCCATCAGCAAACTTTACAACTCTAGTAAATGGTTTTGATGTTTTCTGTACAGGATAGCTTGGTTGAGGCGATGTAGGAAAAGCAGCCATTATGTCAATAGACCTCCCGGTCTTCTTTGTTCAACTAATTCAGATTGTATCGCAGTTGCAATTAATCGACCAAGTTCTCTACTTTGTTGTTCATCACCCTCTACAGACGAACCACTTGCATCTACATTAACAGTTATATTTGTTCCACCCCCACCTTGTGCTATAACTCCAAGTTTTCCATCTTTACCACGTTTTAGTGGGAGGATTCCTTCCGGGCCGGCCTCACCCATAAGTCCCATTCCGTTTGCCATTGGGAATATGGTTGGTTTGTTTACTATGCCTCCATAAGCATATGGAACAATCTTGTTTTTAGCAAAGACATTACCTTTTGCACTTTCTACAATTTCACCACCACTAACAACACCACCATTAGCTAGGCCGGGGAACAAGAAATTAAATAAAGGTTTTACTATCGCTGCCCTAACTAACATTCTTGTTAAATCAGCAATAATAGATCTTGCTAAATCACTAAAATTAAGTTTTCCTGTTGTTACAAATTTAACGAGTGCATCTTCCATACCTTGAAACGCATTTACAACAGCTTGTTCTGCTTGTTCTGCAAACTTAAATGCACTTTGAGCAAATGATTTTAATGCACTGCTATCGCCTCCTAAATCCCCCGGCAATCCTTTTGCATCTCCTCCAGCACCATCATCTCCAAGTTGTTTTTTTAATTCATTTAATTTTGTTAAATAGTTTTGATAATCTAATAAAGCTCTATCATATTCACTTGCACCACCATGCACACTACCCCTGCTTTTATCTCCTCGACTTTTAATTAATCTTTGTCTTGCCCTTTCTAAATCCTTTTCAGTTTTATCAATCGCATTTGAAAGACCTATACCCATAAATCTATTAAATGCTTCAATAGCACTTGTGATAGCAGCAACAATATCAGCAAAAACTTTTTGAAACTCTGCTCCAATAGGCTGCAATATTTGACCAACTGCAAGTTTTAATCTATCCATTGTAGTTTTTAACCTTTGACCAGCATCAGCAGATGAATTAGCTACTTTCTCGGCTGTCTCAGCAAAATCTACATTTAATTTCTTAGCAAATTGTATAACCTGATCTAATCCAACAGTTCCATCTCTTAAGTCTTTCTGTAACTTCTGCAAGCTACTGCCATTAGCTTCTGCAAATTTCACAACAGCACCAGCTAGTCTTTCACCTAACTGACCTTGTAATTCTTCCGCAGAAACCTTACCTTTACCAAAGATCTGAGACATTGCTCGAATTGCAGATTGTACATCTTCTGCATTACCACCAGTTGCTTTTATAGCGTTTGAAACTCCAGTAAATACAAGCTCTGCTTGCTCAATAGTTCCACCAGCACCAAGCACAGATGCAGAAAGAGTTGTGAATTGTTTGGTGGATGCAGCAATAGGTACATTTAGTTTTCTAGAAGTTGTTGCAATAACATCTAGACCTTTTTTAAAATCTGTTTGGTTTTTCGTTACACCAGCCAACGCAATCTGTAACTTTTGTATTTCTGCTGCGTAAGAAGCTGACTCTGCTCCAAATTGTGCAGCACCAGCAACAGCATCAATAGTTCCTCCTATAGCAGCACCAGCAAGCGCACCGGGCGCACCTCCAGCTATTGCACCAATACTTGCACCTGTAGCTGCTCCAGCAGGCAAAAATCTTGAGGCAGCAGCACCTATAGCAGCACCTCCAGCAGCTTGCGCTCCCACACTCATCTTGCCAAATGCACCGCCAAAACGACCACCACCTCCAGCAGCAGTAAGCCTTTTCATCTCTCGTTCTGTTTCTCTTATAGCTGCACTTAACTTTTTATATTCACGAGAACCAATGGCTACATTATCTTTAGTTCTTTTTAAGGCGTCAATTTGACCTTGAAAAGCGTTTTTACTTAATTTAGTTTCTTTTCTAACTTGTCTTAAAGTATTAACAAATTCATCTACATCTTTATCAGCTATTTTTACTGTTGATTTTAATTTTTCAAAATCTTTACCAAGACCACTTATCTGCGAAAAACCTTTTAGATCTAAAACTAATTGAATTTTATCTATAGCTTTAGCCACTACTTCTTCTCCTTATTAAATTCACGCATAGCCACAGATTCCATTA